CGGTAAGATTCGTTTATTTAATACTCGAAACAATACTCTACCTGCGGGGCTTTTTCACCATGTAATTAGATTTGCAGCTGAAAGAGGGTACGAGTGTGATATCGACGACAAAATACTAATGAGTGGAACAACTGCAAAAGATGCAGATAAGTTTATCGAAGAGCTTCCTCTAGCACTTAATGGAGAAGAAATAAAGGCTCGGGGTTATCAGATACGTGCGTTCAAACAAGCTTTATTAACCGAAAAGGCTGTACTTGTTTCTCCAACTGGTTCTGGTAAGTCTCTTATCATCTACATGCTTTTACGTTGGTGTATGGAGAATACTGATAGTAAAGTTTTGATTGTCGTTCCTACTACCTCTTTGGTTGAGCAGATGTATAAAGACTTTCTTGAGTATTCTGAGCTTGATAAGTGGTTTGATGAAGAGGATATGCATCGAATCTATTCTGGGAAAGAAAAAGAAAACTTGACATCACGGATTGTGATAACAACTTGGCAATCCATTTATAAACTTCCAAAGAAATGGTTTTCTGATTACGGTATGGTAATAGGTGACGAAGCACATAACTTCAAAGCTAAGTCTCTTACTTCTATTATGAATAAGCTAACCAATGCCTCTTTTAGATTTGGTACTACAGGAACACTAGATGGCTCACAGGTTCACGAGTTAGTTCTAGAAGGATGTTTTGGCCCAGTGTACAAGGTTACTACTACAAAGGCGTTAATAGATTCAGACACACTTGCACAGATTAAAATAGAAAGCCTTGTTCTTAAATATAGTGATGAAGTTTGTAAAGCCTTTGGAAAAAAGAAGTATCAAGAAGAGATTGATTTTATTGTATCACACGAAGGTAGGAATAAATTTATTACAAACCTAGCACTAGATCAGAAAGGTAATACTCTTGTACTCTATAATCTGGTAGAGAAACATGGTAAACCCCTATACAAGAATATATCTAAAAAGGCTAATAAAAGAAAAGTCTTCTATGTTTCAGGAGCTATCAATGCCGATGAAAGAGAAAAGATTAGGGAGATTACCGAGAAAGAAAAGAATGCTATCATAGTTGCTTCGGTAGGTACATTTTCTACAGGTATAAATATAAGAAACCTACATAATATAATCTTCGCCTCTCCAACGAAGTCTCAAGTACGAGTACTACAATCGATAGGTCGAGGATTAAGAAAATCGGATAATGGACAAATGACGGTAGTTTATGATTTGGCAGATGATTTATCTTGGAAGACAAGAAAAAATTATACACTAAATCATGCGATTGAAAGAGTGAAGTTGTATGCTAGAGAGAAGTTTAACTTTAACACGCATGAGGTGCCACTATGACAAATGAACTAAAAGAAGAAATCGAGGCAAAATCTATCTTCAGCTATCACTTAGTTGATGGTAGTCATATCGTTGCAGAAGAGATAGATTATGATATAGAGAACGATATTGTTTATATTCTAGACCCGATGCAACTTGTAAACGAAGACGATGGGTACTCCTTTAGAGAGTGGTCTATTATAGAACCTGGGCAAGTTGTACATCTAAGAGATAACAAGATTGTTGCTCAGAGCAAGGCTCCATTAAAACTAAGAAAGTTGTATCTTCAATTCAACCTTTTAGCAAAGATGCACGAGTTTCTAACTAAGAATGAAATTCAAAATATTATTAATGCTGTTGATTCTAATGATGCATCTTCACAGGTTGGTAATCACTATAAGTTTAAGAACAAAAATCCAGATGATCCTTGGTCGAGATATTAACTCCTGTCTGGTATAAAGTAAATTATAACAAAGTTGTCAAGTGCTGTAAAGTAAAAAAGTGCATTAATTTTATTTACTTCTGCAGGGTTATTTGATATATTATATACACAATGAGAAGAAAAAAAGAACACTACGTTAATAACAAAGAATTCAGTCAAGCTGTAGTCGATTATGTTAATTCAGTAACCGAAGCTAGAGATAATCACGAAACGGAACCGATTATAACAAACTATATCGGAGAATGTTTTTTAAAGATAGCTGAAGGTCTATCACACAAACCAAACTTTATTTCATATACCTATCGTGAAGAAATGGTA